CTAAAGGTGGATCAAATAAAACTCTGTTCGAACCCGGAGCACCAAAGAAGACTCGTCAGGGACGTTCTTCTCGTACTCTTCTATCAGCAACTTCTCGTAATGGTCGTAAGAAAAAGTATAGAGGACAGGGTAAATAATATTCAGAGTGCTTAAATAGAACTAAGCACTCTTTTTTTATGCCTTCAGATAAAGAACTTTATATTTTAAAGTGGATTCAAGAGGTTTCTAAAATTCGCCCAGAATTGAATGGATTTGCAATCTGTCCCTTCGCAGCAAACGCTAAATTTAAGATCCTAGAGTGCTCTGCAAGCGTCATTAAACCCATTGAAACCCTTGATGTAGTAATCTATATCATTGAGGATTATTTTAATCTTGAAGAGGTTCAAGAATGGGTTGATATTTGCAACAAAAAATATGATGGTTGGAAATTCTTTGAAGATTGTGGTACATATAATACATTTATCAATGGGATTCGGACAAATAATGGTAAGTACAACCTTATTTTAGGGCAACCTATACAAAAATTACGTCAATTCAGAGAAAAATTAGCAAAAACTTCTTATTATGACCAATGGGATGAAGAATATTTAAAAGAAATCTTAGAAGATGACTTTGACATCATAAAAACGGGATAGGAACCCCGTAAAAAGTTCTGATTTTACAAATCAGGAGTTAAAAATGGACCAAAAAATGCTTAGAGAAATCGCAAATGACGATTTGACACCCAAAAAACACAATTTTGACGTTCAAAATGAACTTCATTCAAAAATTCGTAATGATGAAGACTATGATGATTGGGATTATGGAACTGAACCTCTTTATGAATGTAAAAAAGGCGAATAAATAATATAGATTTTGTATTTTTTATGCCTCTAGAGCGTATAAGTAAGGGATTTAAAGATCTAAGCATGACATTTCAGGTAAATCCTATTAACTATGATCTTATTGCGCTCAAAAATGAAACTGCGATTGCTAGATCTATTCGAAATTTAGTATTAACATATCCAGGAGAACGATTTTTCAATGAAAATCTAGGTTCAAAGGTAAGTCGTTCTCTTTTTGAAAATATTGATGAAATTTCTGCATCAGTAATTAAAGATGAAATTGAAAATACTATTCGAAACTATGAACCAAGGGTCAATTTAATATCAGTAAATGTATCTCCAAATTATGATAGTTTGGAATTTAATGTTACGATAAATTATAGAATTGTTGGGATTGATGTTCTTCCTCAACAATTATCATTCGCTCTTCAGCCAACACGATAATGGCATTAGTTAATTTTACAAATTTAGATTTCGATCAAATAAAATCATCCATCCGTGAGTATCTTCGAGCGAACTCGAATTTCACTGACTATGATTTTGAGGGATCTAATCTATCAACCTTGGTTGATGTTTTAGCGTATAATACATACATTTCCTCATATAATGCTAATATGATTAGCAATGAGGTATTCATTGATAGTGCTACTCTTAGAGAAAATGTAGTATCTCTCGCAAGAAATATTGGATATGTACCACATTCTCGTTCAGCATCAAAGGCAAATATATCTTTCTTTGTAGATACAACAGGGTTTTCAACCAATCCAATCACATTGACTCTTAAAAGCGGAGTTGTATCCACTACAAATACTAGTTTCGGTAATCAAAATTATTCTTTTATTATTCCACAAGATATAACAGTACCCGTTGTAAATGGAATTGCTTTATTTGAAAATATAGACATCTATGAAGGAACATTTGTTGTTAATAATTTTACTGTAGATGCAAATAATCCAAATCAAAAATTTATACTAGAAAACGCTAATATTGATATTGATTCAATTAATGTTTTTGTGAGAGATACTCAAGCAAGCACAATTAAGAGTTCTTTTAAGTTATCTAGGAATTTATTTAATATTGATTCAGAATCAAGAGTATTTTTTATCCAAGAAATTGAAGATCAAAGATATGAATTAATTTTTGGTGATGGAATTTTTGGAAAAAAATTAAATAATCTCAACTATATTGAAGTTTCTTATAATATTACAAATGGAGAAAGTGCAAATGGAGTATCTTCATTTAATTTTAATGGAAGAATTCTTGATAACAACAATCGCGTTGTAACAACCGGCATTTCACTTATTACTACAAATTTATCATCACAAAATGGAAGGGAAATAGAATCGGTAGAATCTATTAAAAAATATGCTCCAAGAAAATATTCATCGCAAAATCGTGCAGTAACAGCAACTGATTACGAGACTATTATACCTACAATATATCCAGAAGCAGAATCAATATCAGTTTTTGGTGGAGAGGATTTAAATCCCCCAAAATACGGAAGGGTTTTTATTAGTATTAAACCAATTAATGGTCCATTTGTTTCAAATCAAGTAAAAGATAATATTAAAAGTTCTTTAAGAAGATATTCAGTTGCAGGAATTGTACCGGAAATTATTGATCTTAAGTATCTTTATATTGAAACAGATACCACTGCATACTATAATTCAAACTCAACTTCTGATGCAAACTATCTTAAGGATGTTATTTTTACCAATATTAGAAATTATGCAGACTCAAAAGAACTTAATAAGTATGGAGCAAGATTTAAGTATAGTAAATATTTAAAAATTATTGATGATTCAAACAGTGCAGTTACATCAAATATTACTAAAGTTGTGATGAGACGTGATTTAAGAGTAGTGTTGAATGCATTTGCTGACTATGAAATTTGCTATGGTAATCAGTTTCATATTAAAAATATGAATGGTTATAATATAAAGTCTTCTGGATTCAGAATAGCAGGAATTAATGAAACACTTTATATGTCTGATATTCCAAATTCTGATGGATTAACTGGTAGTATTTTCTTTTTTAAATTGCAATCAAACACACAACCAATAATTGTAAAAAGAAATGTTGGATTGATTGATTATGTTAAAGGTGAAATAAAATTATATCCAGTTAATATGTCTTCAACATCTAGATCATCATTTTCACAACCAATAATTGAGATTTCAGTAATTCCAAAATCAAATGATGTGATTGGATTACAGGACTTATATTTGCAACTAGATATTAGTAATAGCATATTAAATATGTTATCAGATGAGATTTCTTCTGGTTCAGACATATCTGGATCAACATACAAATTTACATCAAGTTACACTAACGGAGACCTCGTAAGAATATAATCAAATGACAGAAACCAGAATCAAAATCAGTTCTATTGTCGAAAATCAACTTCCACAATTTGTCTTAGAAGAATTCCCTCTTGTCTCTGAATTCTTATCACAATACTATACTTCATTAGAAAGTCAAGGTAATGTAAGTGATATACTACAAAATATTGATCAATATATTAAAGTTGATCAATTAACAAATTTAGTTGAATCGACAGAATTATCTTCCAATGTAACTTTTTTTGATTCTACAATCAATGTATTATCTACAGCAGGATTTCCAGATTCTTATGGTCTTCTTTTAATTGATTCTGAGATTATTACATATACTTCAAAAACCTCTACAACTTTTGAAGGTTGTGTGCGTGGATTTAATGGTGTTACTTCATATGAATTTAAAGATCAATTAACTTTTTCCGAAACTCAAGCAGAAGAGCATAGTACGTCTGCAATTGTAAAAAATTTAAGTATTCTTTTTCTTAAAGAATTTTTTAAAAAAGTTAAAAAGCAAATTACTCCAGGATTTGAAGAAAGAGAATTATATTCAGATTTAAATGAAAGAATTTTTGTAAAGCAGTCAATAGATTTTTATTCTTCCAAAGGAACTGATAATTCTTTTAAAATTCTTTTTGGTGCTTTATATGGTCAGAATGTTGATGTTATCAGACCCAGAGACTATTTAATTCAACCATCAAGTGCTCAATATAGAATTACTTCTGATTTAGTTGTAGAAGCAATCGAAGGTAATCCAGAAAATCTTGTAAATGGAACTCTTTATCAAGATGAAACTGAAAATACAAATAAAGCACAAGGTACTATAACCAAAGTTGAAAAAATTAGAAGGGATTCAAAAGATTATTACGTCATAAGTTTAGATTCTGACTATGATAAGGATATTCAGGCAGTTGGAACAGTTTATGGAAAGTTTCAAATTCACCCAAAGACAAAAGTTGTATCTGAAATAGTTTCTGGAGCAACAACTTTAGAAGTAGATTCTACTGTTGGATTTTCAAATTTAGATGGATCTTTACTTGTTGATCTTGAAAATGGGACATCTTTAAGTATCACTTATGCATCAAAGACTCTAAATCAATTTTTAGGTTGTAGTGGTATAACTCAAAATATTCCCGCAGCAACTGAAATTAAATCTATCCATTTTGCATATGGATACTCCAATGAGGAACAAGTAAAAATTAGAATTCTTGGCGTCTTGTCTGATCTTAAAATACCTGAAGATACTCGTTTTTATTCAAAAGGAGACTCTATTAAAATAAAAACTTTAGGTATTGATTTAAAGGATTATAAATCAAATAATTGGTTTTTTAATATTCCGGTAAAATATTCAGTTTCTAGTATTTCAATTTCAGATACCGCAGATAGAACATATAATATTAATGTTTATGAGGATCATTCATTTAGGGTTGGAGATTCTATTACATTATTATCCTCTTCTGGAGTTGAATATACTGGATATGTAATTTCATTTAACAATGAAAAGTCTTTTAGTATTCAATTTGGTTCTGAAATTGATTTAATTGATATTAGTCGATCATATATTGCTAGAAAAAATTTATCAAAAGTAGAGTCTGAAAATTATCCATTAGTTAATCAATACACTTCAAATGTTCAAAATGTTTATTCTGATAATGATGGATTTATATATGTTTCCAGTCCATCACTCCCAACATATCTGAATAGAAAATTAAATATAAATGACCGTTCTATAACTTTTAGTGGAACTTTTAGTGGTACAATTTTAAACATAGGTAAGCATGGATTTTATACAGGCGATTCAATTGTATATAAACCAACACCAGGAAATTCGCTAGGGATTTCTACAGGCGTTTATTTTATTAAAAAAATAAGCGGCACTGAAGTAAAATTAGCAAGAAGTAGAAATAATATTTTTACTGAAAATTTTGTATCGGTTGATGGTTCAGTCATCAATGCTAAGTTTGAATTTACTAATTTTACATATAGGGATTTAAGTACACAACTACTAGAGTCGCAAAAATTAATTAGAAAAATTTCTGATCCTGAAATTGATGGGAATGTCTATGAAACTGAACCGGGATTGACAGGTATTTTTGTTAATGGTGTTGAGGTTCTTAATTATAAATCTCAAGATAACGTTTACTATGGTCCAATTGAAAGTATTATTGCTTCTGCACCTGGATCTGGATATGATATTATCAATCCACCAATTTTATCAATTATAGACCCTAGCGGTTCTAATGCAAATGGATATTGCTCAGTAATTGGTGGTTTAGAAAGAATTGATATTATAGATCCTGGATTTGATTACATTGAAGATCCTCAAATTAATATTACTGGGGGTAATGGATTTGGTGCATCAGCAAAAGCAAATTTAGTGAGTTTTGATCATAGTGTTTCTTTTAATTCGATTGCTTCTGCTGGTTTAGTAAAATTAGATCCAACAAATACAATTGGATTCTCAAGTTATCATAAATTTAGGGATGCTGAAGAAGTTGTTTATGTAACCGATGGACAATCTCCTATTGTTGGTGGTATATCCACAATAGGCAACTTACCAACTAATTCGACTTATTTTGTTTCTGTTCAAGATGAATTTAATGTAAAACTTCATAAGTCGTTTGAAGATGCTGTTTCTGGTATTAATACAATTCGGTTTACATCCTATGGAGTTGGAAATCATTCATTTAAATCAAAAAATAAAAAGAAAAAAATTGGTTCAATTACTATTGAAAATGGTGGAGTAAATTATCAAAATAAGTTAGTTACAACCGGAATAAGCGGCATTAATACTGCATCAAATACGATTACAATTTCAAATCATGGATATAGTAGTGGTGAAATTATTGTATATAACGCAACAGAAACTCCAATAGGTGGATTATCGTCTTCTACTTCTTATTTCATAACTAAAGTCAATGATGATCAGTTTAAACTATCTCAAACTGGAATAAGTACACTAGGAATTGCAACAGCATTTTACTATGATACCAATCAGTACGTAAATTTAACTTCTACTGGTACAGGTTCGCATAAATTTAATTATCCAGAAATAAACGTATCTATTCAAGGAAGAATCGGAGTTTCTACACTTTCTGGTCAAGATTTTAATGCTATTATTCAACCAATATTCAGAGGACAAGTACAATCAGTATTTGTTAACTCTGGTGGATCAGGATATGGTTCAGAAGATATTCTTAATTACAATAGACAACCATTATTTGAATTAAACTCTGGATCGGGTATTCAACTGACTCCTATTGTTTCAAATGGTCAGATTGTAGATGTTTTAGTGAATAGTTCAGGTAGTGGATATAATTCTCCACCAAACCTCCAGATCAATGGATCTGGACTTGGTGCATTATTAACTCCAGTATTATCAAACGGTTCTTTAGTAGAAGTTAAGGTTATCTATGGCGGAATTGGTTATGATCAAGTAAATACTTCAATTACAGTAACTCCAGCTGGACTTGGTGCAAAATTTGAATCCCAAATTAAATCTTGGAAGGTCAATTTAGTAGAAAGATTAATACAAAATTCCCAAATACCTGATGATGATGGTATTTTAACTCCAGGATTAAATGTTGATTATGGACTCCAATACTCCCATGCATATGCTCCAAGAAATTTAAGATCTTCTGTCCAAGCAACTAAATTTAGAGAAAATAAAAAAGTATATGTTGCAGATTTGCAAATTTTAGATAATAAAGAAGTAACTTCGGATGCACACTCTCCAATTATTGGATGGGCATATGACGGAAATCCAATTTATGGTCCATATGGTTATTCATCAAAAACTGGTGGATCCATTAAACCTTTAGAATCTGGATATAACCTAATTGAAACTGAAAATAGGATAGATGGTCCAGATAAATCAATTTATCCTTTAGGATTTTTTATTGAAGATTATGATTATATTGGAAATGGTGACCTGGATGAGCATAATGGTAGATTTGGAATTACTCCAGAATATCCAAATGGAATTTATGCATACTTTACAACGATTAGTAATGGTTTAGTTGAATCTTCAGGAAACTTTTCAAAATATAAAAAACCAATTTTTCCTTATATAATTGGATCTTCTTATAAATCAAAACCAATTGATTTTAATTTTAGTAACTATTCAAATCAAGATTATATTGATATAAATCAAACTAATTGGAAAAGAAATATTACACCATACAATATTTCTTCATATGATTATCTTTTCAATCCAAATTCTATTAAAGAACAAAATTCCATTGTTAAAAGTTCTTATAAAGGATCTATTGATTCTATAGAAATTAAATCAGCAGGACAAAATTATAAAATAGGTGATAGATTAGTTTTTAATCATCAATCTGGATCTGGAGCAAAAGCAAAGGTTTCTTCAATCAAAGGAAAAGAAGTAAATCAAATCAGCGTTGCTACATCTTCTTTTAGTGAAGTCGAATTTTATCCGTACAATCAATCGTTTATAGGATTTACTTCAATTCCACATAATTACTCAAATAACGACCTAGTTAGTTTTACAGGTGCTTTTGATTATAAGAAGTCGGGAAATATAACGGTTAATGTAAATAATCTCATATTAACATCAGGTGTAGGATCTGCTCAATATACTGGTATTGTTACTTACTTTAACATTTCTGGAAATTTAAATTATCCCAATATTAAAGAAAATGATATTTACCAAATTGGAAGTGAAGAAGTTAAAATTTTAAACATTGATCCTCAATCATCAAGAATCAAAGTTCTTCGTAATCAAAATGGAACTACTGGATTGACTTCATATATCGCCGGTGTTGGATTTACTGAAAAAACAAGAAAGTTTACTCTTAATTTTGGAATTTCAACTTCATACAATTTTAATATTAATAAAGAATTTTATTTTGATCCAAGAGAGTCTGTTGGATTGGGAACAACTTCTGGAGTTGGTATTGTTAGCACGATTTATTTTTCAAATCCAGGCGTTGGAATTACACAAATTACAATTCCAACACAATCAATTTATATTAAAGACCATAATCTAACTACAGGAGATTCTTTAATCTACTCTTCAAATGGAGGAACTAGATTATCGGTTTCTACTAATGGATCTTCATCTTTCCAACTAGGAGAAAAATCTATTGTTTATGTCGCAAAACTTTCTAACGATTTGATTGGAATTTCAACTATTAAAGTTGGACTTGGATCTACTGGTAATTTTGTATCGGTTGGTTCTACTTTAGAATCGGGTATTTTGTATTTCAATTCTGTAGGAACTGGAAATACACATAGTTTCAAAACAAATTATACAAACATATTATCTGGTCAAATTAGTAAAAATGTAGTTACTGTTTCTACTGCAGAAACGCATGGACTATCTTTACTTGATACTGTAAGTATCAATGCGAATCCAGCAATTTCTACTACATTTGTAATTAAATACGATGAT